TGACTGCAACAACTTGGTCGGCATTGTTTGGTTGAAACGGAATGTTGGCTAACACACCATCTAAAATACTTACATCACATGACCCATCTTCCGACATTGGTGTTGGGACGCACACAAATATAACATCATATGTACTAACATCAACATCGTCGTAAGTTAAACCATCTTTGTATTTTGGGTCAATAACATCAACAGGGTTATTACTGAATCCATAATGAACTGCCTTACCTACAAAACCATGGCCTATAATTAATACTCTCATGCTTCGTTCACTCGCTTTCTTAGATCGGTGGACGAGAATCTATGATCCCGCTTATTGAAGTATATCTCAATTCCTCTAGCAGCACAAGTCGCACGGCCAGTAAATTTACCATCCTTATATTCTTCACCTATGATACGAACATCAATACGGAACAGCTTTAATATATCCTCAAGGTCCTGTTCTGTTTGGTATGGGATAATCTCATCTACATATTTCACACCCTGCAGCTGAGTCCAGCGCTCAACAAGGGTTTGCACTGGTTTGTTTTTCTCAGGGCGGTCAATCGTAGGATCTGTTTGGATAGCACAAATAAGATAGTCGCACTGCTCACGAGCTTCTCTAAGCATAGCAATGTGGCCAGCGTGCAATAGATCAAAGGTTGAACATGTGAATCCAATCTTACTTGTCATTAAAACATCCTTATGCAAACAGCTTGTTGCCCTAACTTAAAATGTCCTGCACCTCTGCCTACTTCATTGGCTAATGCTTCTCTTGCATGAAAACACTCAGTCATATCTCTGTGTTGACTTACTTTCTCTACATAAGGAGTTGCATCATAAAAGTATACAAATGCTAATACCCACTTCATTATGCACACGCTTCCTTTATCATCATTATATTTCCAGCTACCTTAGAATCGAATGCATTCTTACTCTGCTCATAGAACAGACCTTCTGAAAGAGCTCTCGAAAAGCTAGCTGTCATACCACTTTGCTTTGACAACCTATTACAAGCCTCTAAGGTTGTATATCCTCCACTCAATCCCACCAACTTTGCCACATTGTTATACATCAGCAACGGCGAGTAATGACTCTGGGCTTCTGGTATTGTGAGTTTAAGTATAAGACTTTTGTCGAACAAAGACAAGTGCTTTACCAATTCTTTTTTCAGTTGTTCTTCTAGCTGAGCTTTGTCTGGATGATCGATTGGGATCTCTGGTTCTACTATAGGAATCAAACCCTCATATGCAATTGCTTGAGCCAGTGTAAATTGTTGCCTGACCACTTCCTCTAAGACATCTGCTGTCTTAATGATCGATCTCATCTTTGTTCCAATGATCTTATGGCTGCGAGCAAATTGGCACATAGAAGATACACTGAATGGTTTGAGAGTGCCATCCTCTTCACAACCACTATCTATCTTTAGAAATGTTGAGATCCCTTTCTTACGGAGAACAGGTACCATGCCTCTATCCACTGTATCTTTATATAAGATAGCAGATGCAATGTTGGTAGAATTGAAAGCGGGAGAGTTAACCATCCGGAGCCGCATTTCATGGACACGCTCCATCTTATTCTCTTCTGTAAACTCTCTCCCATAACGCTCTAAGACTCCACCAGTGGAGCCTCCGCTATGATCCATTGCTGCAATAAACTTAATCATAATTTGTCTTTCAGTTGAGGGATTTCACCATCGTAAGGGCGGAAGTTGTCACCACTCATAATCATACACATTTGTCCATTTGGAGATCTAAGAACTATTGTATATCTTCCTGTTTCTTGATTTGTAAAAGTCATCATTGTTCCTCTAAGAGGTACACCATTAGCACCAAACACTTGACCTATACCAACAAATAGCAACAGTTGTTCTTCCTGCGCTAATAATTCTAATAATGGACGTTCGGGTCCACAAGGCGATGTATGAGGGAACCATGTAAGAGGCGCCTCTTTATCTTGAGCTGCTAATGGAGAAGCTAATAGCAGTAGTGCCAATAGTGCGCGTATCATGCGTGTCCTACCGTTTCTCTGACAATGTCGTTGTGGTTGAACTCTGCCCAATATAACTCGAATGCGACACCGTCTTCTAAGCATACGAATTGGTGATAAACTCCAGGCTTGACTTTTGTATAGTCCCCAGGGTTTAAGATTGTCTCATCCACCAAATCATAATCGTTCTGCCAGACACGGATAAGCATTCTGCCTGACTCTACATAAAAACCATTCCACTTAAATTCGTGCAAGTGCTTACTACACACACCACCTTTGTTCATCTCGATCCGATGGAACTCTAATGCTCCATTTGCTTCTACGAGTTCTGTTTGTCCCCACACTTTACCTGCTATCATTCCATCTCTCCACATCTTCTGGTGTATTGATTTCTATTCCATTAAAAACCACAGGCGTGACACCAATGTCCCACCCATTCTTCAACCACCGTAATTGCTCCAATTGTTCAATTTCTTCTTCCCGAGTGCCAATCATATTCATATAGTTTTCTAATGCATCACGTTGATAACCATATATGCCTAAGTGCCAATCGCCATAACCAGTCATTCCTCTACCAAACCACAAACATTTCCCAACACCTCTAACCAATTTAACAGAGTTGGGATTATTCTGTTCTTCTTCAGGCATCTGCGTGCAAACTGTCGACACTTTATATTCACTCAACTGCATTTGAGTTTTGGCGATCATATCGGCAGTCACATCTGGCATATCACCCTGCACGTTAATGAACTGATCATACTTGTTAAAACGATTCCACTTTAAAGCGCCAGAGCACCTTTCAGTTCCGTTTGCATATCCTGCTTTCTCAATCCAGCATTTGTCAGGACCAAACAAATCAAAAATACGGAGATCATCAGTAAGAACATAAGTATCGATTCCTGTTTCCAAACATGCTTTATATACACGCTCAATCATAGGAATGCCATCAAGCTCGACAAGTGGTTTTCCTTCAAACCTAGTGGACCCAAACCGAGCAGGTATTAGTATAGCTGTCTGTTTCAAATTAAACTCTCTAATATATTTGACACTTCTACACTATTATCTTCTACACCATTGATAATTGCATCGCGGATACAATCACGAGTCTGTTGTAGTGGAAAGCGATTACCATCTTTATCCATACCAGTATTAACTAGGTATACATTTGCGCCGGTGTCCTTTATTCTCTTCATAAGCAGATCACTATATTCTGATACCGGCCGTGGCATGAAAGGTGATCCATAACAAGGAGAAAATGTCTTTATGATTTCCTCACTCCCAGCTTCAGTACCTGGCATCTGACTCGTGTATCCTGTCTCAAAGAATTTGCGGACTGTATCACCAGAGATCTTACTAATGTCAGGAAACTGACCTGTCGCATCCATAGTTAAAAAGAATATATTATTTGGATGCTCAAACGGCAATTGAGCTGGTGCGATATCTGCATATGAGTTTTCTACACAAGATAGTGGATAACTTAACCTCGCGTTCGACGCATTTGGGTTCTCTGTCACTAAGCAGTTGTTTGCTTTGGCAGTTGACACAGCATCAAATATTGTCTTGTGAGTTTCTGGAGATAGTCCTTCAGACTTTGCATAGCAACCCATCTCCACCATATTAATACCATCTTCTTGCCAGATCACTTCATCGTCTGAAATGAGCATATAGTCTGGGTCGCTGGAGAGTGTTGTCTTCCCTGTGCCACTTAACCCAAACATCAGATTAGTAGATAGGTTATCATCATCACTAGTAAAGGCAGCACAATGCATCGGAAGAATACCCTTTTCGGGCATTTCAAATCCTAGAATACTAAACACTCCCTTTTTGATCTCTCCTAAGAATGTCGTACCAGCAATAAGCATAATGTGTTCATTTAGATTGACAGCAATGTTAGGTGGAGTGTACATTTGTGTGTTGTGTAGGATAGTCCAATCAGCACAGTGCTCTAACGGGTTATCAACTACAGTAAACATGTTACGCACAAACTGGGCATGCCTGTCATCATTCGTTTCTACACGAAAGCACATTCCGCATGTATAGAATACTAAGTTGTGGTCAAGATCCCATTCATCAAAGTCTGAATAGAACTCCCAGAAGTATTTTTCTTCCCCAATCTTATTATACTTGGGTCGTGTGAGATCCAGCTTCATAGTTCTAGATCCGTAGTGGACTTTTCTTTCTGGTGAACGTCCAGTAGGCTTAGTGGTTATTTCAATGTTTGGCATAATGATACTCCACCATATTTTCTATAAGTTGATCCATATCCTCCAAGTAGACCATATTGGGTCCGTCACTTGGGGCTCTATCTGGCCTACGATGAGTTTCTATAAAAAAGTTTTCAACGCCCATAGCAGAGGCAGCACGAGTAAGACCTGGAACGTACTCACGATTACCACCAGACGAGTTGCCGAGTCCGCCAGGCTGCTGGCACGAGTGGGTTGCATCAAATACGATCGGTACATTATAGTTATCAAGCATGTACTGCATGCCATTAAAATCGACCACAAGATTGTTATAACCAAAGCTCGTACCTCTTTCTGTAATCCACACTTCTTTTGCTTCCTTACATTTACTTAGGATACCTTTAACATCCCATGGTGCAAGAAACTGACCCTTTTTGATATTGACAATACAGTCGGTCTTACAAGCTGTCTGAATTAGATCAGTCTGTCGACACAGGAAGGCTGGGATCTGCAGCACATCCACAACCTTGTGACAACTTGATATTTGACCTTCTGTATGGACATCTGTTAAGATCTTTAGATTAGGAATCTCTTTCCGCATAGACATAAAATCGTTCACAGTTTCATTTTGTCCTAAGCCTCTGATGCCATCAATGTGGCTTCTATTTGCTTTGTCAAAACTAGCTTTGAAGTAGTATTCTATACCATACTTATCACACAGCTCAACAAGGTGTTCTGCTATCAAAAGCGATTCTTCTAAACTCTCGTGTTGGCACGGTCCAGCAATTAGTCTCATTCTTTCATTATATCCTTAATTGCAGCATCCATGAATATCTCTCGCCGCCCAGCGACACCAATCTGCGTATCAAACATATCTTTGACACGGGTGAGAAGAACACTCGCTAACATAAGAACTTCTTCTCTGCTGTCACACATCATAATTTGTTGATCGATTGGCTTAGATAGTTCAGCCATTTTTGTTAAAGTATCACTGTCAGACATTATTTTCACCTATTACATTATTAGTGTACACATACTGTAGAGCGTTATTGGCCTCCACTTCCATTGGTCTATTCTCATACCAATTGCCTGTCATACGATCAAACTCTTTACACAAGTCTACGATCTCCTTGGCTGTTATTGGATATCCTCTAAACACAGCATTGCCGGCTGTACTAATCATAATTGCATACATCTTACGATACCAACCCTCACCAGATATCCCCATATACTCTGAGGCTAGCTTCTTTGGCCAGAACGGACAATCACTGTATCCTGTCCATACGTACGATGTATTACTTAGCTTTCCTTTTCTGTGCTCCAACACTTGTTCTTTCCAAGCATCGGGCAATCTGTCTAGGAAGTTTGCACTATTTAGCTTCTCACTATACTGATGCTTTGCCATCAATAGGTCGGGGTCAATATCCACGCCAGTTGAGTTAGAGAATATAAAATTGTTAGCGCCAGAGTAAGATGCAGGGACGAAATACATCCGAGATAGATCTTTAGTCTGGCGATCTCCGATTGCCTCTGTTTCTGTATTGAGAGCGAACCAAAAGTGTTTGATTCTATCTGCCGCAATTGGCGATACAAGCGGGAATACCAATCTGAACTTAGGTACCAAATCACTGCTGCTTGCAGTACTATAACAAATGTAATTGAAACGGCCATATTGTGATCTAAGTACATCTTCTAACTTCCCCTCAAACGCATGATCATCAACATCAATAGCAGCCCAGCGCTGCCAAGCAATGACACTTTTGTTTGATCGAGTAGTACCAGTCTCATATACAGCTGGCGAAATAAGTTCAGCATCTCTCTTACCTCCTAACGGTCTTTCTGATAGCTTGTATAGAAACTTGGAGAATTGATCCCATGTATCAAAGTCCAGCCTCCGGTGAGTCTTATTGTCGTATTGATTTTTGAATATGGTTAATGCATAAGTCAAAAGAATGCTTCCAAGGTAGCTTTCGGTTCATCATCCCATCCCACAGCATCGAGAATGCTTCGGATAGGCTCGAGAAAGGATTTCTCATACATCTTATTATAGTCGATAAACCTGTGAAGGTCAAGCTCCTTAGGTAAGTTCAGCGAGTATGATATAACATTCTCTTTAATTGGATTAGGAGACTTGAGATATACAAACTTGATCTTCTCACCATTCTTCACAGTCTCATAGTTGTTGAGACCTTTCTTACTCAGATGATGATTGTATAGCAATGCTCCTCTCACATGGATAGGACAAGCCTTCTTGTATATTGTCTTACGATCGTGCCATTTATCCACATCTGACACACCTCGAGGGAACGAAACGTCTTCTGGTGGTAGCTTACTAAAGTCACGTTTGAAATCTCGAATAAACTTCTGAGTAGCTTGCTCGCCCTCATCAATGATAACTCTAAAGATTTCTTTGAACTTATCTCTACAGATCTGAGGAGTAGATGACTTAACAGCTTCAATGCCCATAATCTTTAGTTTAGGAGTTGCATACTGAACACCCTCGTTGTTATGAACATTAAGGATGTATCGTTTCTTTGCAACCCAGATCCCTTTGTCAGCAATTACCTCACGAGCCATCTCCATACGATTCTCATATACATTCATCTTCTTTGCCAATGCATCGTACGCTTTAGATAATACCTTCTCAAAATGATCTTCTGCGATCTTATCAATAAACTTAACAGGGTCCGTGGGGTTGAACTTACTCACAAGAGGTTGCATCTTCACATACAATGAGTCTGTGTCAATAGCAATAATATAGTCCTCATCAGTATCTAGTAACTTGTTCATCTCTTCGTTGATAGCTCTCTCAGCCCAACGAATAGATAGCTGACCAGATGTTGTAATAGCTTCTGCAACCCTATGATCAAAGTATCTAAAGTAGTTATTGCCTAGAGCACCATACAGAGAGTTCATTAGGATCTTAATAGACATCTGTTGATTCTCAAGAGTATTGATCTCGTTCTCAAGTGCCTTAGTCTTACCTTGCTCATACTCTTGCTGAGCTTCTAACATACGGTTCTTGATGGCTCTGCGTTCATCATAGTATTGCTTAATTACCTTAGGAATAATACCTTCAGTCTCCTTAGAGAAACGTTGACCTGATGCAGCCATAGTAGAATCCAGATCATTCTCAGCGGATGTGCCAGCTAGAATAGAATCCACATCTACACCTATCACCTTACCATCAATGACAGTCTCAGGTGACATGTTATACTGAACAATGATGTTTGGATAGAGGGAGTTGAGATCGAACGAAGCTACCCACTGGTGCATTCCCACATCTGGGTCCTTAACAAATGCTCCAGGATAAGGAGTCTTCGTCTTCGCTATCTTAGGAGGGACAACTACTTGTTGCTTGGTCAAGATTCTGTATATAATAGAATCCCAGATAGATGTTGTACCAAACGTCTCAGAGTAGTTTACACCACCCCTATAAGCCATAGTCATAGCAAGAGTAATCAACCCCATCTTTTCCTCTAGTCGTTCAATAAGCTGAACATCTTTGAGGTTATAGTCGATATACAATTGGTGATCAGCATGATATAGATTTTGTAGATTACCGTGTTCCTCGAATGATAATTTCTTATCTCCGAGAACAATATATGCTACATGGTCTAGCTTGTAGGACTCAAGTGTTCCATAGCTGTATCCAAACTTACGGAACAAGTCATAATAGTCTAACTGTTGAATCCCCATCATCTCATATGCTATGTTGGTACGTCCAGCAATTACAATATCTCTACGATCAACAACACCCCACGGAGAGAACTTCTTGTAGACGTCACCTCCTATGATATTGTTTACTCTGTTTATGAGATAAGGAAAATCAAAAAGACGAGTATTCCAACCAGTAACAACATCGGGACACGTCCGAGGATCCGACCAATGCTGTAACCAAGAGAGTAGGAGCTCGACTTCGTCTTTGCATTGTACGTATCTGATAGCTTTGATACCATCGACTTTACAGTCATTCTCTTCATATTCTTTCAATCCCCATACATGATATACATCATCTAGATTGCTCTTATGAGTGATAGCTGTCACAGGGTGTGCAGCGTCTGCTACAAAAGGGAAACCATCTTCTGAGTGAACCTCAATATCTAAAGATACGACATTTACCTTTTCACGTTCAAACTTAATATCGTTTGGAAAGCGATCGGTGATGTATTGTGTTACATAATTTGTTGTACCATATATTGGATAGTTATCTACACCATCATACTGCTTAGCCCAATCTCTTGCGTCACGCATTGTGTCGAAGTTGCGAGGCATCACAGGTTGGTTCTGTAGATTATTCCAACCAGTCTCTTTATCTGTTAAATGGAAGAGTGTGGGACTATATTGGACCTTTTTCTGGATCCGTTTACCATCTTGGAACCCACGATACAAGATGTTATTACCATATCTATTAACGCTAGTGTAAAAGTTCATATTCCCTCCGAACTTACAATGAGCTTATATTATACTATAAAATAAGAAGGGGGGCAACTGCCCCCCAACTTTTAATCACGCAATTTTGTAACTTCCATCATACACTTCCTCGACTCCTCGTGGAGACCCATTCTTGCGAGCTCCGCTGCCGCTCTCGAGTAACCCACCACTTGGGTAAAACGATCGAGTGAAGACCACAAACCCGACAAGGGTGAGAAGACATAGTTTGCCACTAAAACTGTCATTAAACCCACCCCTGCAAATTTTGGTTTGCTTTGACGTGGTCAATAGTTGCTTTAGCTCGAGCGATTTCATAGATCTCGCCGCGGCCGATTCCAATGTCTGCTAAGTCATAGTCAGATAAGTTGCTTAGAGCCTTTTCTGTTTCACGGATTGCTTTACGTTCAATTCGCTGGTTGTAAACACTTTTCAGTGCTTCGATGAATAGTTCAACTGCTCTCGTTGAGTAGCTGTGCGCTGTTAGTATTGCTTGTGTCATTTTCGTTCCTCGTTTGACCAATATTGATTTTACGAGGACGCATTTCTTCTGGAATGAGATACTGCAATTCAATTGCCAGAATACCATCCTGAATATCTGCTCCGTTTACATTTACATGTTCGGACAGCCTAAAGGTACGCTTGAATTTCTTTGTCGAAATGCCACGATGGATAAACTCTCTACCTTTAGAGACGTGCTCTCCCTTTACTGTCAAAGTCCTATCTTTAACTTCGATATTAATTTCATCTTTTGAAAACCCAGCAATAGCAAGTTCAATCAGATAGTCTGATTCACCAGCCTTAATAATATTGTGAGGGGGATAGTGGTCTTGAGCATGTTTTGCAGTGAACTCTAGTTCATTGAAAAGATGATCGAAACCCACAAAAGATGACCGCGGGAAGAGTGTTTGTAAGCCTGTCATTGTTATCTCCTTTTGAGCAAGCAAGATTGTATTGCGACCAGAGAACTCTGCATCGCTGTAGTATATATAATGCCTTTGACCACTAAAGTCAACAGGTATTACTTATTTCCGATATTATATTTTGGACATAGTTCCCATTGAACCTTTTCCTTAAACGGAATAATCTTAATCTGTCTAAGTGGTGCCAATGGTTTAGCACCTGCTGTGTCTTGTATATCCACCAATCCCCAATCAGACATTAAAGTCGCGATCGTATTGCGGCGGGCTAAA